CATCTGAAGGGGGGGGCGTCTTTAGCGCCCCCCCCGTGAGCTCCTTGCTGCAGGAGGGACAGCCCCTGCCAAACTATGATCAAAACACTCTACAAATTAACCAGTGGCGGGCTAGTATTACCCCGCCACTTCAGCCCCCATCCGCGAGCGGTAGCGAGCGGGACCGGGCTGTCTACTGTGGAAACACTCTTCACTTAACACACTTTTATTAAGAAGACAGAGGGAGTGTCTTCCTGTGGTACAAGCGACAGTAATAAGTAATAGATATGTACACGCGAAGTGATTGCGTTGCGAGGTGGTCTGCAGGTTGTGTGGCAACGTGCCAGTACCACTCATTTGTGGGGTTCGCTCCAAAATCTGATGCGTAAGCTTCGTCAATGTCTGGTGCAATTCTTTTGACACCAAATATCTTTGCAGTGCTCATGTAAGCCTTTTGCTTAACTTTGGAACCGTTTCCAAGGTAGCTCATCAGACTTCTGTGGAAGTATGGTTGCATTGTAGCAGTGTCCATGTCTGTGATTGCGGTTGCGTCGTGTGAAGGCCCAATTAGAACTTCAGTGGTTCCAGTTGCCGCAGTGTTGTTGGAAATGTTCAGGTACGTAACAGTAAGTTTACTGCCGAAGCAACAATATCGACCATAGAATGCATTCCACTGATCATAGGCAAGAGGTTGCAAACCACCGACTTCATAGTCTGGATCGAAGATGGAGTTACCTCTGAATCTGTTGTAGACAATTCCTCCGCTGCCCATTGTAAACAGGTAGGTGTCAGCCACCCTGAGTTTGACGAAAACTGTGTCCGCAATAGCACTAGGCGTTTTAATAATGACTTTGCTTCTTCTGCCGCCTCTTCCAACAAAGCTTTTTCTCCCAAATTTTCTTCGTCTGAAGAACTTCCTGCGGCCTCCAGTTCGCCTCTTCTTACGGCGTGGCATGGTGCAGGTCTTTTATTCATGAGTTGTTGTTGTCTTGCAATCTTTCAGCAAATAAACAAAAGTCGACGTAGTTGTCGAACTTCATAGCTGGTTCTCTGTGTGTTTTGTCCCAGAACACAATGTAACGGTGTATTCTTCGAACCAAGGCTGGCAGATTAAATTTCTCACGACCGGAGAAGTTGTACCATTCACTAGGTCTGTGATTGCTTGTAATAATGATCTTGCTTGCGTTAAGCGGTACTGAGCTTCCCTTTGTTGCCACACGATATGGGTACTTGTCGAGTATTCGTAACAAGGTGTGGAAGGGCTCCCAACCTCCAAAATCATCCATGACGACGACACGCTGTCCGGTATATCCTTCCCAGTACATCCCCGTAGCAGCAGATCTCCAATATGCTTCTTGAGAATACAGGCTGCAGCTGTAAGACTTGCCAGTGCCAGTAGGTCCGTAGTAAAGTACCACATCCAAATTTTCGCGTGCAACTTCAGGCGTCTTAATACTGCGGTAGAGAGTAATCCCTTTATTGTATCTTAGAAAGGCAGAGAAGTGTTCGCTCGCTACATTGCTTAACTCCATCCCTCCGTCAAGGTCTTTCTTAAGTTTCTCAAGATCCATGCGTGTTCCTTGGCCACCAGAGGGTTCTCCATAAGTCCACGGTCCATCGACTCTAGTATCGACCTTTGTAGCGTAATCGATGGCTTGTAGTTGAGATCCTTTTCGAGGTTCACAATGCGCTGAATCGCTCTCCAAAGCTTGCTTAACTCTTCCCAATTTGCAGCTTCGTTTGAATTCAATGTATCCTTGGAAGTGTGTGGTCCCTGAGTCGCCAACCTCCTGTTGATAGACAGCAAACCGAACGAGTAAGTCCTCTGAAAAATCCAGTAGCTCTGTAGGATTGTTGATTGTAAAGACCCAGGACGAGACCTGAGGTCCACGAGGCATTGCTTCTTGCTTGCAGGCTCCATGAAAATGAAATTGAAACTGCTGTTCCCACAACCTCCGTAACTCCTAAACTGCGTTCCCAGATGCTCCGGATCACCTTGACAACCAGAAAAGTCAACGAAAGTCAAACTTGCCGCGGTGTACCCGACCAAGGGGGGGAAAGATGCTTGATCATCTGAAGGGGGGGGCGTCTTTAGCGCCCCCCCCGTGAGCTCCTTGCTGCAGGAGGGACAGCCCCTGCCAAACTATGATCAAAACACTCTACAAATTAACCAGTGGCGGGCTAGTATTAC